CACGTCGGGGCTATAGCCGATGCGCTCCCTAGGGGGGCGAGCAGGGCCGGCGGCTGCGCGACAAATCGCCGGGGTCCGATCCGCCTTCATGATCGGGCCAGCCGCTTCCGGGCTATATCGGATGCATCGAGCTCTTCATGGGCGGCGATGAGCCCAATCCTTCGGCGTTGAAGAAGGAACTGGCGGCGCCAAGCGCCGGAAGTAACTCACTTTAACCAACGGAGCGATTGGCAGTGGCTACCACTTTTTTCAATCCATCGGATCCTTCCACCAACAAGCTGTGGTCGAAGGAACTTTATCGTGAGACCCGCAAGAAGACGGTCGCGACCAAGTTCATCGGTGCGACTTCGGACTCGCTGATCCAGATCCTCGACGATACCCAGAAGCATCCGGGCGACAAGATCACCTATACGCTGCGCATGCAGCTCAACGGCGCCGGCGTGCTGGGCTTCGGGCTGCTGGAAGGCAACGAGGAGGCGATGACCTTCTATACCAACTCGTTGCTGATCGACAATCTGCGCCATGCGGTCAAGCTGCAGGGCAGCGTGTCGCAGCAGCGCGTGCCCTGGGACCTGCTCAACGAGGCGAAGATCGCGCTGTCGGATTGGTATTCGAGCCGCTACGACGTCGCGCTGCTCAACCATCTGGGCGGCAACTCGGCGCAGAGCAGTCCCAACTATACGGGCAACAATCTGCCGGTTGCGCCCGACGCGAATCATCAGATTTTCGCCGGTACCGCGACCAGCGAGGCGACGCTGACCTCGGCGATGACGTTCACCTTGTCGCTGGTGGATCAGTGCGTGGCCAAGGCCAAGACGCTGACGCCGGCGATCCGGCCGGTGCGGCTGAAGAACGGCGAATACTATGTGATGTTCCTGCATCCGTTCCAGGTGCAGGCGCTGCGCAAGTCGACCACCGCGGGCGACTGGAAGGATATCCAGTTGGCGGCGATGCAGGGCGGCCAGATCGAGGATAACCCGATCTTCACCGGCGCGCTGGGGATGTTCAACGGCGTGGTTCTGCATGAGGACGCCCGCGTGCCCTACGGCGACAACAGCCAGAACCTGCTGCATACCGACCTGGGTGCGCCGGCGGCCGGCACCACCTCGGTGGCGCGCGCGATCTTCTGCGGCGCGCAGTCGGCGGTGATCGCGTTTGGACGCAGCTACAACTGGCCGACCAAGTACAAGTGGGTCACGCAGGCCGACGATTACGAAGACCAGGTCGGCGTGGCGGTCGGTTCGGTGTGGGGGGCGACCAAATCGGTCTTCAACGGCTCGGACTTCGCCACGCTGGTGGTGAGCACCTGGGCCCAGCTCTCCTGACGAGATCGGCGCCGGGCTGAGGAGTGGGTTGCCGCGAATTGGCGCAGCCCGGCGCGCGAATCGCTTAACGGAGAACAACAGCAATCAGCAAAATCGAGGTATTCAGCAGTGCCGACACGCAAACGGGAGAAAGCGGTGGAAACGACGGTAATTTCGGGCGGCAAGGGTTCGCCGGTCAGGCGCAAGACCAAGGTGATGAGCACCGTGCAGGCCTCTGACCGCGACGCGGCAATGTGGGACATGCGCTTTGCCAAGGCGCAGATGGCCTCGGGCATCGAGACTGACAGCGTGGGCAATCCCTACGACGACGATGCGACGGGCAACAAGCGCTCGCGGTCCAGGAAGGATCGGCGGTAAACGGGACGCGGCGGCGCCGGGGCTTGCGGCTGACGGAGCGCCGGTGCCGCCGGAGGCGGCGGGAGCTGGTGGATTGGGCGAGCGGCCCGGCGGCGATGGCAGTGGAGAGCGAGGAGCGTGGCTGACACAACCCTGGCGGACATGCGGGCGCGGATCATGGATGAGCTGCAGCGCACCGATCTGGCAAGCCAGATCAACAACGCCATCACGGAGGCGGCGGACTACTTCCGGCGCGACGTATTCTTTCGCAACGACGCGCAAGACAGCTCCACCGTCACCGTGGCGGGAACCGCGGTTTACCCGGCGCCGGCCGATGTGGCGGAGATCCGGCAGTTGTCGATTACAGTGTCGAATACCAAGTATCCGTTGCGGCTGCGGAGCTGGGAGTATATCAACGCCGAGGATTCCAACGTGCTCTCCCCGGTGAGCGGACCGCCGATCGAATATGCAGTCAATTTGCTGAGCGGCGGAATGAGTATACGGCTGTTCCCGACTCCCGCCGGTGCCTATCGGCTCCAATACGACTACGTGCAGATAATTCCGGCGCCGGTACAGGACACGGACAGCAATTTCTGGACGATGGAAGGACGCGAGATGGTGCGGGCGTACGCCAAATACCTGCTGCGGATGACGGTGCTCAACGACCCGCCGTCGGCGCAGGTCGACCTGGCGCTGGCCGATCAGTACTTGCGCAAGCTCAAGCAGGAGACGGGAGCGAAGAAATTCACGGGGCGGTTGCGGGCGCATTGGTGATGGCGACGCTGAGCGTGACATTCGATCGGGGCTTCGCGCCCGACCTGGATCCGGCGACGGCGGGAATTTTCGTGGACTGCGATCAGATGTTTCCCTCCGCCGCCGGCTACCGCCCGTTGCGGCTGCTGCAACTTGAAAGCAGCGGCGGCCCGCTACCGACGGCGCCCTGTTACGGGGCGTTTTTCGAGCAGGATGCGATTGACGCCGGACGCGCAATTTTCCTGGCCTCGGCCGCCAAGCTGTACACCTACAATATCGTCAACGGCACCTTCAATGACGTATCGGGCGGCCAGACCTTCAACGGGCCGGCCAATCCCGCCGGCTATCGCAGCCCGCGCTGGCGGTGGACGATGTTCGGCGGCGATCTGATCGTGCTCAACCCAGCCGACCCGCCGCAGGTACTCAGAGCTCCGGCTTACAATGCGGCGGTGGCGCTGGCCGGCAATCCGCCGCGCGGCTCGATCGTGGAGGCGGTGGGCGACTTTGTCTTCATCTTCGACGCGGCGGGCAACGACTGGAATTGCTGCGGAATCGGCAACGACAGCGCCTGGACTCCGGACATCGGCACGCAGGCCGCCAATGGCACGCTGGGCGACACGCCGGGGCCGATTGTAGCGGCGCACGCGCTGGGCGCCAATCTGCTGGTGTACAAGCAGCGCGCCACGTACCTGGCCACCTATCTCGGACCGCCGGTTATTTGGAGCTTCGCGCTGCTGGCCGACGACGCCGGCGCGATTTGCGATGAGGCGGTAGTGCCCTACGGCGGGCTCCATGTGGTTATGGGGTTTGAGAATTTCTACACCTGCGACGGCAGCCCGCCGCGGGTGCTGAACAGCCCGCTGCGGCGCTGGTTTTACGAAACCAGCCTGGACCGCAATTACGCCACCCGAGTCTGGGGGGTGTGGGACAAGCTGCACAATTTGATCGTGTGGTTCTACCCCTCGGTTAGGGCCGATCCGCCGGGGGCGCTGGATCGCTACATCTGCTGGCATCCCGAAACCAACCGCTGGATGACGGGTAAGATTGCGAACAACGTTGAAGCGGTGGTCACACCATTTGCACCCATCACGCCGCAGGGAGCGATCAGCTACGCGGCGTCGGCAGTATTCGGCATGGCGCTGATACTTGGCGATCACAATCTATACAGCTTTTCGGGCCCGCCCGCAGTGGCATACGTAACCACCGGCGATATCGGGGATCCGATGCGCTATACGCTGATGCGTACGGTACGCCCCAAGTTCAAAATCTATCCGGCAAATAACGCCGCGGTTGCAATCCCGCTTTACCGTTACAACCTGGGCGATACGCAGTTTGCGGGTCCCGAGTCGCAGCTTACCCGCTACGGCGCTTTCCCGATGCGCCAGGCGGCCCGCTATCACGCGGTGCAGATCAGGACCGCGGCCGACTGCGAGATCGTGGGCATGGACGTGGACTGGGAGCCGCAGGGGACGCGCTGATGCCGCAACGGGTGCCATCCTTGCAGCTGCCGCTGCCGCGCAGCGAGCCCGCGCGCGAAGCCCATCGCCAACTGATGTTGTGGGCGACCCAGATGGTCAGCGTACTCAACTCGCTGAGCGCCGATCCGGGGCTTAAGGACAGCGGCAATCCCGGTTCGGCGGCGACCACTATTTCGTTTGCGGGGTCCGACGCGGCGATCGACATATCGGCGGTAATGCATTTGGTGCGGGGCGGAACCTCGCTGGCGACGATCCATCCGCCGCGCGGATTTACCGGCGCCTTTTTTCTAATCGCGGCCAATCCATTTACGCTCAACAGCAACGGCAACGTCGTGGTGCCGGGTGGCAGCACCGGGCTACAGACCGGCGAGATGGTCCCGATGGTGTTCGACGGAAAGAGCTGGTACGTGAGCGTGCCGATCTCATCCGGGTTCGTCATCCACGTCAAGATAATCACTTACGCCGATTCGCCCTACACAGTTGCGCCCGATGACGACGTCATCATTGCGTCAGCCGGGACGGCGGCGGATACGATTGTGCGTTTACCTCAGGCGACCGGCTCGGCGCGGCTGCTCGATATCAAAAAAGTCGACGCCAACCCGTATAGCATCGGGCTGCTGGCCGCCGGAAGCGACACCATCGACGATGCCCTGGGTCAGTTGGATATTCTCGCTCGCTATACATCATACACAATCATCGATTACGCACCCGGCAAATGGGCAATTCTATGACGAGGTATCTGCGCATCGCCGCGACCGCGGCCCTGATGGCGGCACTGGCCGCCGTGACGCTCGGGACATACACGCCCCCACCGCCGCCAGCGCCGCATTTCTTTGATTATTTCGGCGACGGTTCGGAGCCTGATCCCGAGGTGTCGGGAACGGTGACGCTTGGCGGTGAACACAGCTACGCGAGTTTTACGGTGCAGGCGGGCGGGACTGTAAATATAGTTGAAAACTTCAGTCAGCCTCCCTCTTCCTCATTGGTAGTCAGATCGCCCGGAACGTGCACAATCGCCGGTACCATCAACGGAAGAGGAGCGGCGAATCCGGTTTACACCATCGGTGGGACCGGCGGCGGCGGGGGCGGCAATCCCGGCGCAGCCGGGCTGGCGGCGCTGGGCGTGATATCGCCGAGCCTGGATTTCAGCGGCGGCGGGGGCGGCGCGGCGGGGAATCCGGGCGGCGCGGGACAGGACGGCACGGCGCTGAACGAGGCGCTGCGGACTTTCGTGCTGGACGAAATGAGCGCCGTGGTGGACAGCTCGGGCGGGATGCCGGGCGGCGCGGGTGCGGGCGCGGCCAATCCCTTTGACTGTCACAACGCTCAACCCGGCAACGGTGGATGCGGTGGCGGGGGAGTGGTGCTGGTGTGCAGGGAAATCGACTTTCAGGCAACCGCTATCGTCGATCTGCGCGGCCAGGACGGCTTTGCGGGAGCGTCGGGCCCGGGCGCAGGGGCGGGGGGCGGTGGCGGAGGCGGCGGCGGCTACTTCTTTACTTACGCGATTGCTTACATCCACAGCCCGGCCAACAGCGGAAGCGTGCGATTGGAGGGCGGAGCGGGGGGAGCCGGCGGCGACGGCACCGCCGGCTCAGGTGGCAGAGGTTCGCCGGGATGGTCGCGGTATTTTTAGGCGAGGTCGAGCGACGCGGCGCTGCAAATAGTCAGTTCAGTCGGCGCTTGTTGCGGAGGTGATATATGGCGCGCAAGAATCTTCAGTTCGATCCAGGCGAGCTGCCCAATAACTACAACAGCGGCGCCGCGCTGGTCAGCGGCGGGGTAATCGTCAACGATGGGCCGGCGCGGCTTTACAAGTTAACCGTTACCAGCCAGGACAGCTCCGACCAGTTCATCATGCTGTTTGACGCGGCGGCGGTCCCGGCCAACGGGGCGGCGCCGGTGGCCGTCTTCAAGGTTGCGGCCGGCTCCACCGCGGCTATCGATTACGGGTGGCGCGGCAAGGCGTTTGAGAACGGAATCTGCTGGTCCAACAGTACCACGCTGCCGAATCTCACCGCCGGCCTGGCGAATTGCTACGCGGAAGCCAACTGGCACTGAGGCCAACAGCGGCGTGCCGCGAGCGAAAGCGAGGTGGGGTGATGATAGTGGTCGAAGAGGCGGACGATGGGATGGACGTTGACGCAGGTAAATCCCGCCCAACTGCATTCCTGGTGGCCGCTGGTCAGGCCCGGCCTGGAGCAGGTGCGCAGGAAGGCCAAGGCTTGCTGGCTGTGCGAGGACATCTACACGGCGGTGCGCAGCGGCGGGGCCACGATGCATGTGGGTTACATCGATCAGCGCTATGCCGGTGTGCTGGTGCTCACCATCAATACGGACCCGTTTACGGCGGAGCGCAGCCTGTTGATCTGGGCCGCCTATACCTGTCATCCGCTGGCACTGGGACTGGGCCTGGCCGAGGTCAAGGCGATGGCAGCGCGGGCGGGATTGCGCAAGCTGGTGTTTCATTCGCCGCGGCGGGGATGGAGCCGGCGGCTTGCGGCTGAAGGATTTGAAATCAGCGAAATGAAGTTTGAGAGGATGCTGTAATGGGAAGCGGAGGCGGTCCGTCAAATACCACGGTAACCAATCAGGTCCAACTGCCGCTGTGGGCGCAGCCCTACGCGTTGGAGTTTCTGAGCGACGTCGGGAACTATGTCAACCAGGGGTTGGCACAGGGCTACCCGTTCCCGCCCGAGCAGCTCTACGGGTTCACGCCCGCCCAGGTAGCCGGGATGAATCTGGGCGAGCAGAGTGCGCTGTCGGGCGCGGCGGGACTGCTCAATCCGACGCTGGCCAACGTGTCGGCGACGCAAGCGGGCAAGTACCTGCTGCCGCAAAGCAATCCGTTTTTGCAGCAGACATTCAACGCCGCGGCGGCGCCAGTGGTGCAGCAATTCCGCAACGCCACCGAGCCGGGGATCCAGGCGGAATTTGAGCGCGCGGGTAGTTTCGGCGGTTCGGCGCAAAATCAGGCGGAATCGATCGCGCAGCAAAACCTGGGCAACACGCTGCAGAATCTGGCCACCAACATCTATGGTGCCAACTACGAAACGGAGCGGCAGAATCAGATCCGCCAGCAGGGTTTGGTGCCCGGGTTGCTGCAGGCCAGCTTCGCGCCGGCCAGCGAGCTGATGAACATCGGCGGGATGCAGCAGCAGTTCGGTCAGCAGGTGCTCGACACGGCGCTGCAGAATCTTGAAAACCAATACAACTTTCCCTTCCAGCTCCTGGCGCAGTTGGGTGCTGCGCTGCCCACCGCGGTGGGCGGCGCTTATACCTCGCAGCAAACGGGCCCCAACCCCAATGCGATCGATCCCTTCAGCAGCGGTCTGGCGGGGGCTCTGGGCCTGGGCGGTTTGTTGGGGCTGAGCGGCGGCGGCCTGGGCGGCGGCATCAGCGCGCTGCTGGGCGGTCTGGGCGCGCTGCTGCCTTTTTAGCGGGAGGATGAAGCATGGCCTATTTACCCTCGGGAATTGGAATGACCGGAGCCGGCAGCCTGGCGCCGGGTATGACGTTGCCACCCAACGTCAAACTGCCGCCGGGACTCACGTTGCCGCCCATCAACCTGCCGCCCCGGATGTCCGGCCCAGGCGGTCCCAGCGCGGGGCCCGGCCCGGCGCCGCAGCCGAATCCGGGGCCGCGTTCCTATGCGCCTTTCGATGTCACACCGCAGTTGCTTCAGACCTTTGGAATCAGCAGTGCATTCAAC